AAAAAGCGGTAAAAATAAATTCGCTGGATACAATTATTTTGAACTTGGGGACTTTCTCCCTACTGTTCAAGAGATCTTTCTGTCTCTCGATCTATCAGGTGTCGTCAGCTACGGCAAAGAAGAAGCCACGCTGACCATCACCGACTGCAGCAACCCTGACGACTGCATCGAGATCTTCAGCCCCATGTCCAGCGCTGCTCTCAAGGGGGCGCACGAGATTCAGAACCTGGGCGCTGTGCAGACCTACCTCCGTCGCTACCTCTGGGTGACGGCCATGGAGATCGTTGAACACGACGCCCTGGATGCCGTTCTGGGCAGCGATGCGGGCACTGCAGCACCCAAGGCGGCCTCTGCTCCTGCGGCAGCTCGCAAGCCCGTCGATGAGACACCGGGCGGCCTTCCTGCCAGCGCTGCCTTTGCGCCCACCTCTGTCAACGAAAAGCTTGAAACCAAGCTGATGGATCTGGGCATCACGCAGTACGGGATCAAAACCGTGCTCACGATTACTGAATCCCTGAGTCTTGCAGAAATCCCTGAAAACAAAGCAACGGCGCTGCTGAAAGCAGTTGGTAGGGATCACGTCAAGATGTTTAATCAGGGCAAGAACAGCAAGGGCGCACAAATCATTCCTGAGCCCGTTAGCGACAAGATCAACAACAAGTCGATTGACGATCTTGCAAAAGCCGCTGAAGACGCTTTCGGAGACGATTGATTCAGATGACAGCTCATCGCATTACTTTCACTGTCCCGCAGGCAGTATTTGACAAAATCGTTCAGTTGTCGCAAGCGACTGACATGAGCATCTCTGGAATTGCTAACAGAGCAGTTCGTGAATGGGTAGAGCAGAATTACAAAGAAATTCTTGCTTTCTACGCAAAAGACAAGCCAGCGACACAAGAGCGCTGGAAGTAAAAACTAATCAAAGCAACAGTCAATCTAATCAATTATCATGAAACAAGACGCACTCGTTGTACTTATTCTTGCCACACCAGTCGTTGCAGTTCTTGCCCTTCTTCTTTGGGGCATTCCGCAATTGGGTGTTTACAACCGCACCCTTGCTGGCAAAGCATCATTGATGGAGGCGGAAAGCACTCGTCAAGTAAGAGTGCTTGAGGCGAAGGCGAAAAAAGATGCGGCCTCGCTTGAGGCAGATACTGAAATCGAACGCGCCAAAGGTGTCGCAGAAGCTAATCGCATCATCGGCGATTCACTAAAAGATAACCCGCGATATTTGCAGTATTTGTATATTGTAGGTTTGCAGGAAGGTAGTGAAAAGGGCAATCGCACAATTTACGGTCCGACAGAAGGTGGCCTTCCTGTTCCGACGCTTGGCATTGAAAAATGAGCGCACGCTTTCTGGTTTACCAGGTTGGCTGCATTGAGTGCGGCGTATCTTCTTATCCAATCAAAACTTGTGAAACGATTGAAGATGCTCTAGCCATAGCAAAGGCGCATCCGAGTACTTGGGAAACCGAGGGCGGAGAAGGCTATGTGACCGTTATCAACCTGCAGGAGTGCAAAACAGTTAGCAATCACACAGGAAATGACTGAAGAATTTCAAACCCAAGAGCTTCGAGTCACCAATCAATCCTGCCAAGTGTATCAGCCTCCCAGGGTCATATGCCCCAAGCACGGCACGCACCCTCACACGATTAGCAGCAACATCCCTAGTCATGAAGGTACTTGGTGCATGTTGTGCGCTTTGGAACGACTAGGCCCTTCGCTCCCTATAACCAATGACTGATCACCCGATCACTCCGTCGCCGGAGCTGGTGCAGGCTTTTTTGCGCAGCAATCCATTCACCCCGGCGGAAATGACTTACGAGCAGTTCATCGCCACGTACTTTGCCCGCTGGGGTGCTGACATGGAGCTGGAGGCGTGCGAGAAATACTGGATGACACACGGCATTAGCCCTGAAGGTGTTGTAAGGATGCGCGAACACAGGCGTTAGACGCAATGCGCTCTATGCAGATCGAGCCTTGCTGGATTAACGGTATCAATACCAATGCAGAGCTGATGTCAAAGTACGACATCCTCCGTCGCGCACTGGAAGCCCTGCCTGACTGACTAAGGTAAAACTATCCAACCGCAAAGGCAAAATGCTGTCAACTGAGACGAGGCTACGACTAGAAGATATTGCAGCCCGGATTGCGGGCGGGCTCAACGTTACACTTGCTGAGATGCAATGGGCAACCAAGTGGGCCGAACACAACCGTTCAGCAGCAGGAATCCTACGCAAAGCACGACGCAGGGCAATCTCGGGCGAGCCTGAAGAAGGGTCGCTTGATGAACTTCTTGATGGCCTTGACCTTGGCGATCCCGACCCGCAAAATCACTTAATCGGTCCTCAGAGTCCGGTGGACCTGGCCGAGTGGTTCAAACAAGATAAACCAGAAGATTGGAGAACACGGGACTAATGACACTTGATCTAAGCTACATCAACGAGCAACCTTCTGAAGCCCAGGAGGAAGCTGTAAAGAAAGCAGTGGAAGCCGAATGCATCCGCGCAATCGCAACGTACCTCAACGAAGTTGCCGACACCATGGAGGCCAATGGCATTGAATCTCTCAATGTTCCTTCGCTTCGCGCAATGGCTGAACAGTTCACAAACCGACTTGAAAATGACGAAAACCAAGCAAGCTGAAGTCCAGAAGCTGGACGTGGATGACACTCACTTTATTGACGGTGCGTTTACGGTAGATAAAGCACGTTGGGGCACCTGGAGATCATTCGATCGCGACGGCAAAGAAATCCTAACTTCCCTGACGGAAGAAGAATGCGTTCGAGCAACGCGATGGTATTTGAAGCAAAAGCAGGAGGGATTTACAGACACCGAAACAACCTATGATAGCTTTGTAGGCGGCAAACTATGACGGACGCAATCAACCCCCAGCACTACCGTAACTATCGTGTCGAAGTTATTGACATCCTTGAAGATGCCGTACGCCGAGCACCGGACCCAGTTGGTGCCTCTCTGCAGTGGCAAGTCCTGAAATATATGCTTCGTCTCTGGGACAAGGACGGTCCTTTACAGGACTCAAAGAAAGCACGATGGTATCTCGACCGACTCATTACTCACCTTGAACAGCAATGACCCCCCAGGAATCCCGAGAACGCTTTATTGAGTCTCTGTTTACGATGGACGAGATTCTAGATCTCCAGAAAAGGGGTCTTTACACCGACTATGTCGAAGGGAAGATCTCAATCAATACTATCTACAACATCCTCAAGGAGCAAGGGATATGATTGCCCCCAGTAACTGGATCGAGGAGGATCGCGCAGATATTGCTAGTGCGATCGCCGATGGCATGGTTAGTGAGATGACGTTCGAGCAGATCCGGCAATACGTCTGGGACTCTTTGTACGACGAGTTGGTTCATCAACACTGGAGTTATATCTGGGAGCATGCTGAGAAATACGCCCCGGAACTGCTCGATAACTTCAGCGAGTAAGCATAGTGAGGCAAACCGTACCAGCACTGACGGGAAACCGTCTTTCGCTGCGTGCGGTTTTGACGTATATTTAATACAGTTCAATCCACGACACATGGAACCCGTCATACAAACCCGCGTCCGCCGCACTCACCTCGGCGTTCGCTACGACATTTACGTCAACGGTTCTTACCGAGGCACGGCACAGACCGCCAAGGAAATCGAACCGCTGATCGCCAAGATCGAGTCCGTTCTGGTATAGTACGGTTTCCCGTACTTTCGGTGCGGGTGCTTTCGCGTTATATTTAACTCAGTTCAAACAACCACATGCCTCAAATCGACATCCAGACTCTCGTTGCCAATCGTCTCGAAGATCTGGCGGATCAAGTTTCCTACCTGTATACTCAGGGACTTCCTCAGGAGGCAGAGATTCTGCGCCAAGAGGGTCTGATGCTTGCGGAAGCGTACGATAACGAAGAAACCTTCCTGTTCATTGGAGGTCTCATCGAAGTCTGAGAGTCATGAAACCTTTCCTTTTTTGCCTCATTTCTGTCTGTGTCGCCGAGGCGGTGCTCGCCCAGGGCACTCCCGTGCCGAAAGTCGGTGGTTCGTGCCCGACGAGAACGTACTCCAGCAGAGGGGTCTGCGTGCCGACGGGTGACACCCAGGTGTTCCTCACCGACGGTTCGTGCCCGGTCGGGTGGGTTCGCTCGGCACGCCACTACTGCGTGCGGTGACGGTTTCCTTCACTATACTTCCTCCCGGAAACCGGTTATAATACATACAGTTCAAACAACTCCAACAAACAAAATGCCTTCCTTCGCTGTTACTAACAACCTCGACTGGACTGTCAGCAAGCGTCCGCTGTACTTCACTGGCAACGACGGTCAACCCGTTGTCTGGGACGAGAAAGTTGCAATCGTTCGCGACGACACTGGGCGCGGTCTCGGTGTAGTCTCTCCTGACTACGAAACCGTTCAAAACGGTGATTTGCTGCAACTCATCAACCCAATGGTCGAGGAAGGTCTTCTAACTGTTGAAAACATGGGTTACCTGAAGCACGGTGCCAAGGTTTTCGCTCAGGCGAAGATCACGACCGAGTACCAAGTCATCGGCGAGACCTACAAGGCGTATATAACGCTGCTTAACGGACACACTGGCAACGCTTCCGTTGC